GTTCATGATGGCGATCTGGAACGGCAGCGTTTTCCATTCTCCCTCACCATATGAAGATTCTTTAGGCAGATAATAATTTTGATCAGCCCATTCAACTGGCGTCACCGGCAATGCCCTTATCAGGGGCTGTAATGCTGTTGTGACAGCACTCATCATATTATTCAGTTGTTGCTCTGATATATTCATCGAGTAAATCCGGTAATTTATCCCCCGCCCGCGCACACTGATTTGCCCCCTTCGCAATAAGGGTTTTCAGATGGTCAAGATGGCGCGGTGTTAAATCAGGAAACTGTCGCTGCATGGATAAAGGGATGGAATCAAGCGTACTGGATAACGCCATTGCCAGCTTGCTGAGAGCAAAAATACAGAACCCGGTATCAATAAGTTTTCCTTTTGACACCTCATTTTTTAACTGCTGTGTAACAGCCTGTTCTGCTGTCAGTTCCCATCTGGCAATAAGCAATTTCTCCTCATAGTCGTCTTCGCTATCACCATCAGGCACATCGTTTTTACTTCTTCTCAGATACGATATGTAAAAATCGCGCCAGGCATCCAGATCCAGTTGCCCTCGCTTATTCGATATCGGGGCACCCGGCAATTTCTGCAATCTGCGAAGCTGGCGATCGGTCAGACTTAAATGCCTGGCAACTTCAGTCTGCGTAGCCACTCCTCACCTCGCAAAAACTCTCACTTCACAATCACAACAAAACCGGTCATGTCCGGCTTACATGTCTATTTTTTGTGCATGTCCGGTTCACAGAAGACCTCTTTTTTTATTTTTCATATAGTTAACTTGAAGAGAAACCGGACATGGTTCCCGGAAAATTTTCATAAATAGCGAAAACCCGCGAGGTCGCCGCCCCGTAACCTGTTGGATCGACGGAAAGGACCCGAAAACGAGAATGATTATCACTTACAGCAAGAATCGAATCTGATCTATTATGGTGCTTGCTATTATGTGCCGGCACAAGTGCGTCGTTTACCGTCATTTCACACAGAGGCATCATCAAATGAAAATCAGAAATATTCTCGCTATCTCCCTTGCAACATCATCCTTCAGTTGCCTGGCATTTAAATCCTCGCCCAATGTGCTACCAGGACCAACGAATCAACTAACTGCGGTAGAAAGTAAAATTATCGGACATTTTTATGCCCCACACAGTGCATTACCCGGAACAACCATCACAGGGACATGTGACGCCTCCCCCGTCCCGGGATGCACCTGTCCGTTTTGTACTATGCTGCGTAGCCAAAACCGATAACATCCGCATTTACCTGGTATTACATGATGAGTTCACGCAGCGACTGATAGAGGAAGGAAAGATGGTTAGTAAAAGCAAGGCGCATTGCCGCCGCATGCTGCAGGCATTGCAACAGACGAGAGCAGGTATTTTTGACCAGTTGGAAAACTGCCAGCATACTTTGCCCGAGTATATCGCCATCTCATCGGAAACCAGTGCAACTCTTATTCATCGGGTTCCACCAGAGAAAAAGAAGAAATGAACAGTGAGGCGTTGTGTGGCATACAACGCCTTCTTCCATCATTCCTCGTCAGCCATGACAAAAATATAACCGCTGGCTCTTTCATTTTTCTCCTGCGTCCAGCCCCTCTCTACCTGGAAGCATCAGGGACGTGACGGCGTAAAGATAAATTGTCTCTTCACTCCCTGACAGGGGCGATTCTTTTCAAATCGCCATTTCGCCATGGCCTTCACCACTTCATCACGAAACAAATTATGAGGCTCTGAGCGGAGAAAAACGATCCGTGTCACAGTCCCATCAGCACCAATATCGAACTTAACCTCAACCAGCCCCTTGATATAATTTGCTGCAGCATATTCCGGATATCGTGGATACACCGTCACTAATTGCCGGGGCTCATCAGCTTTTTGCTGCGAGCATCCCACTGCCAGGACAGATAACAGAAAAAGTAGTAAAAGGCGTCTTTTCATTTTTATTCCTACGGGTCTTATTCTGACAATATATCCTGTGTTCCAGACTGCCACATCACCACATCCTGTGCCATTATCTGACTCACATTACATACATCGCATCGGGATACAGTAGTAGCACTTTCTGTAATACAGCTTCCTGTTTCTTCCACCATCGCACCGGGATAAACCCGCGAATCATTAACGCGGTAAAAACCCGGTGTGCATCGTTTTTAATTATCCCCGCACACTCGCGCAGAGGAGTCTCCCTGTCGGGCTGCGGTCTCTGTTAATGAGGGAATATAGCGACGATACGGCGCATCAACAAAACTTATTTCAGGCACTGAGTGCGGATATAGTCCTGTGCCCCTTCCAGTTGCTTGTGCATCGTCATCAGCCGCTCTCTGAGGGTGAAATAATCCCGTGTAACGGTGTCTGCCAGTTGGGGGCCGGTTGCATTATCCACGCCGGAGGTGGTGGGGGCTTCACGCACGGAGCCTGGACAGGTGGCGTTGATCCGCAGGCGCTTACGACCAGCGGCAACGTCAGCGCGAAGAGTTTCATTTTCAGCTCTCGCATCGGCTAATTCCCTCGAGTATTTTGCATCGAGCGCAGCAACATCGCGCTGGCGCACCTGCATATCAGTAATGGTTGCGTTCGCCAGCTTCAGTTCACTGGCTTTGTTATCGCGCTGCGCTTTGTAGGTAATCGCGTTATCACGGTAATGGTCTGTTGCCATCCACAGCGCACCACAGGCCACCAGCAGAATAACGATAAACGCGGAAAGCATTCGGTTTATGTTCACCCCAGCAACCCCGACGAAGACAACATCATCCAGGCCATGGAAAGAAAAAGAGCAACCAGCATTAGTGAAAATGAAATGCCGACAATTACACAGAGGATCTTCGCCAGCGTTATGAGTTTGTCTGACATGCTTAATCCTCCCTTCACGATTTCAACGCAATGACCAGTTTTGCCAGCCCATACAGCATCGGGGACACAGCAACACCGACCGCCACCCACTTAATGGCAAAAGCCAGTGCTCTGCTGATGTCATCAGTTACAGGCGCTTTCAGTTCAAGGCCATTTTTCATAGTCAACCTCAACAGAATTCGTTTATACTTCGCCATGTTCTCCCTTGCCTTACTCAAGGTCAGAAACACAAAACCTCGCTTGGTGCCAACAAACGGGGTTTTTACTTTTATTCACTTACGTTTCGCCAGTTCGCAGGATTTCGTGTTATCCGCCCGCGTGGTCATTCCTCATTTTTCAGCAAAATATTCTGCTTATCTGTCGATACCCCAGCACGCCAGCGCGCTCTCCTGGTCACGACGGGATACCTGACCGTAACAGTTATTTGAGCGAATACGGCAGTCTCTGCCACCGTCCTTAATCCACCAGCGAATCGCTTCGCAGGCACCTTTTCGATCACCTGCATTAATTCGTCTGTAAAACGTCGACGGGAAACACTTACCGGGACCAATGTTGTACGGACAGAATGACGCGATCCCCGCTTTCTGGGGTTCGGTCAGCGGCACTCTGATGTTTTTCTCCACCCACGCCAGCGCTTTATCACGCTCAATGGCGTTAACCTGGTCGCATTTTTCCTTCGACAACTTCATGCCCGGAACGACAGGTTTGCCATCCACCAGGATGGCACCGCGGCAGATAGTCCAGATACCCGCACCATCACGGTATGCCGTGGTGTGGTTGCCTTCCTTTTCATCCAGAAACTGGTCGAGAATGTCAGGCGCAGGCGCACCTGCGGCAATCAGCGCCAGAACGGCAGCCGACAGGCCGTATCTGATTTTTGCGTTCATGGATATTTATCAGGATTTATCGGTTCCGAATACCTGGATATGTTAAGTCTTCAGCCCAGCGGTGGAGTCTTCAGAGAACCAGTAATTCTTCCCGGTAGCTTTCCTTTGTAGGTTATCAACACATCCTGCGCCTCTAAAATTACGGGGCGCTTTTCCGGCAACGGTTCGTTCCATTCACATAACCCGGCAGCAACATCCATGAAAAACTGCTTCACCTGCTTTTTCGCCTCAGCTTCGTAAAACTCCAGCGTGGCACCTTCAGTACGGTCAAGACTAATCGCCACATCTGGCAACAACAGCGACGGATACCCACCAATTTCCAGTACCACAGTAACAGTAACCTTATCCCCGTAATTATTTATCCCCTTAACAACCAGTTCATATTTTTTATTCATCACTTTACTCTCCCCGCGCCGCCTTACGCCGGTCCTCTTTGATTTTGAAATACAGGTTAGTCAGGTACGTCAGCAGCCCAAACAGCAGACTCCCCAGCACGCCTATTGCCGCCCACTGAGACGGGGAAACCCTGTCCAGCAACTGCAGGAACCAGTAGCCCGTTCCCACCGCTGACGTGGTGTATGACACACCTGTTGTGATTTTTTCCATCTGGTACATACCCCGTCTCCCGTTATCCGGAAGCTCACAACAATATAAAGACCACCGGCACACACCGATGGTCCCTTGCGCAGGCTTACATCATCATGTCGCTGTCAGGTGTGGGTTCACCGCCATCTGAAGCACTCCCGTCACCCGCGATACCTTCCGGCTCCGGAACCGCTGGTACGCCCAGCAGCTCATCCAGAATGGCATCCACTTCTGCATCAAGACGCGACTCAAGGTTCTGGCGGAGTTTCTGTTTCAGTGCGCTCAGGACTTCTTCAGAGCGCAGGACTTCCTTCACTGCCTCAGCAGTGACCAGGGATGTGATTTCTGACATGGGATTTTCTCGTTGAAAGGTGTTGTCAAGAAAGTGACTACGGAATGAGCGGATCTTCGGGTTTGCTTCCGGCTGACTGACTGGCGCTGATTCTCTCAGCGGCCCTTTTATCAATCTGCCTGCGCCAGAAATCGCGCACTGCCCTGTACCCACCCGAAAGAAGATACATAACACAGACTGCCATACAGAAGTACAGCATTACCTGATGAATAAATGTCATAATTTCTTACCGTTATGGTTGACAATGAGAACTGTTTTCATTTAGAAATGATTGATGTCGAAAGCATCTTTTCTTTACATTCTCCATTGGGATTACCTCCGCCAGCTTCCATTCCTGCCGCTGGCGGCTTTTTTTATCATGCCGCGATGTCCGCGTTGTTCACTTCCACCTTCACACTGTCAATCAGCAGCGTATATGTCGCCGCCTTTGATATGCCTGTCAGTTGCAGTTTGTCCGCCGCCCCTGATGCCGGAGATTTCACCAGTGTGAACGGCGTCCCCCGTTTCTCATCCAGTACCGGCGTCACCTGAATGCTGTTGTTTCCGGCAAACTCAAAAGCCAGTGTGTGCCATCCGTTATCAAAGACCCCGAACGTTTCCAGCTTCGCATTCGGCTTCTTGTGGTGCATCGCGTTCAGGTTCGTCGCATCCGTCTGCAGAAAGAAGGACATCAGCATGTCGTTGCCTTCCTCTGCCAGCGTCACTCCCTCCGGCAGGGACGACAACTGCCAGTAAATGCCCAGGGCAAACTGATTCGGCACCAGTGAACCCGGCAACTTAAACCGTACGCTCACACGTCCCCCCTTCTTCAGTAACTCCACTCCCTGTCCGGCTGCATCATGCTCCAGAAACCAGATGTGGTTTTCCGGTTTATTCAGTTGCAGGGCCTTACCTCCCGTAGCCCCCGCATCACTGACCACCGCTTCAGCAATGTTTTTGTTAACATTGTCTCCGCTCGCCGGTTTGTGATAATAGCGCCAGCCCTGTGATGCCAGGTCTTCGCCGGACGCCAGCAGACTCATCAGGGTTCGGTTACTGACCGGGGCTTCCGGCTCTCTCTCCGTACCTTCACCGGAAGGTCCGGTGGGCTTCACCGTATCAGGCTGTTTTCCGGTAATGAATTCAGCGTTTCTCCCGGCATGCACAAGAATCGCCGTTGCCAGACGGTCGGAAATAATCCCACGACGTGCCCATGATCCAAAATGCGTTTTACGGTCGGCCGTCGTCCAGGTTTTGGCGTCCGTTCGACCACCGGCTCCGTAATACCCAATATCCGCAACATCCGGATCTTCTGACGGCTCGTTGGTACCCACATTTCGCCCGTTTTCATCCGTCATAAACGGCACAAAGAAGATTTTTTTTGCGGATTTCGTCTTGTATGCACCATACACCGCATCGTATTGCGAAGAATAAGTCTGCTTCCAGTAGTAGGTCGTGTCGCCACAAATCCAGGGAACCGATGACGGAGAGCCCCCGAGACACTGACCTCCGAATTCCGACAGGTCAGAACGATATTTTTCCACCATGGAATCAAACAGCCCCGGCTGAGTGGCGTATGCACCCTGTTTCAAATCAAACTCGCCCTGCATCCAGACCACTGCAAGCAGAATATTTTTAGGGTTGGCCTTCAGTGCGGCCTGAGTACGGGTAAGCAGGTCCTTGTACAGTGGCTTATCTACACCCCAGCGTGCCGAGGTCTCGCTTGCGCCGGTGGATTCGCTGAAGGTACCTTCATCGCCCGCCAAAAATGCAGAACCACCACGGCAGCACGGAACCAGAAGAATACCGGCATTCGCCGGAATAAACGGCAACAATTTCTTCGCGATATGTAATCCCTGCCCCACGCATCCATACTGAGCTGCGCTGGCTTTCGGGTGTGAAAACTTACTCAAATCCTGAACATCATGCAGGCAGTGGTCCGCAGGAATAATGTCATTGTAGTTACAGGACGCACCACCCGGCGTGACAGTGCTGCGACGCGCCAGCTGTTTAATACGCGGGTCCGGACGGTCATATGTCTCCGGCAGCGGAAGCCCTTCACCATACGCCATACCGTTTGACTGCCCGGCCAGGGCAACAACAAAGTAATACTCCGGGTTGCTGGTGGTGCTGATAACTGCGCCTTCTCCATCCGACGGCTTCACCACCACAGGTGTGGTGACATCACCTTCCGCCGCAATGGCCTGCATCAGGGTATAAGGCGTGATGGCCACCGGACTGCCAAATGGCTGCCACCCCTCCTTCAGTTTTTGTGTCAGTCGTTTCGCAAGGTCTGACGGCGATGCCGCCCTGACCACGTCATAGTGTTTAAATGCCATGAATCCTCCCGGCCGGGATAATATTGTGAGTAAAATAAGGAGCGGGCTGAAGTCCGGAAGTTACAGGACAATGGCAGAAGAGAGACGACAGCCCGCAATTCGAAAAAGACCGCGCAGTTGCGCAGCCTTATGAATTCTGGTTAAAATCCATTCGATTATAAAAATGTATATCTCATGCTGTTGCCCGAACCCACTCGGGCTTTTTTTTGCCCACAAGAAAGCCCCTCCGGAGAGGGGCTAAAGCCGCGTATCTGTATCATCATGCACATGATGCCGGGTGCCTCCCGGTGAGTTCAGTATCAGCACCTGAACCCGCACAGAAAGGATAAGGGTCGGTGACAAAACACCAGTTGCTGATTGCCCCTCCGCACAGGGGGATTCACCATGCCAGTTTCTTTTAACAAACTCCCCGCAAAACAGACAACTGTCAACCGTCTGAATTGTGAGACATTTAAAAAAAAGGCCCGCAAAAGCGAGCCGGGAAAAATAAGTCTGGCGCGTTGTACTGGATTCGAACCAGTGACCGATTGCTTAGAAGGCAATTGCTCTGTCCGGCTGAGCTAACAACGCATGATGCAGATAATGGACCGCCATCGGGGACTTGAACCCCGCGCAGCCAGCTTCGAAGGCTGGCGCTCTTTCCTGATGAGCTAATGGCGGTATGTGATGGTGGCCCTTGCTGGATTTGAACCAGCGACCTGGCGATTATGAGTCGCTCGCTCTCACCACTGAGCTAAAAGGCCGGGCCGAAAATAATAATCAGATGAAATCAAAAATCAAGCCCTTGCATAGATACATATCTGTCTGGCGGGAAGCCATAATAGCGGTGAAATACAGAGATAAAGTAGGATCTACTTGAATAACCGCATTTTGCTGCTACAGCCTGTCCATATCCATGCCGGGAACATAACATATTTACAGCAACCCGCATCCGTTCCTCAAGTAACAAATTACTGAACCTGAGACCTTCATCCTTGAGTTTTTTCTTTAACAAGCTCTCACTCATATGCAACTGTAGAGCAATCGCACCAAGCGTCCAGCTTGCTGATATATCTGTTTGAATTATCGCTCTGACTTTGGCACTTATACTGGATACACATCCACTTAAAAATAATGACATCCGTTCATCTGATTCAAACAGCGACAGGCAGGCCATCATAAGAAACATATCCGTGGTCTCTCCGGAAAGTCTCTGACTGGTAATTAAAGCCACAGTCAACGCAGGATTGTTGGGTTCCAGCAACAAGTAAAGCGGAATGTCAGTCAGAGGACCTCTCGTCAGCTTATGCTGGCTTTCCAGATATTGACTTACTATAGAATGGCTTATATCGACAATTTTAACTTTGCCATAATGCATAAGGAAAAGCTCCCTGATGCATTTGGTGGCCAGAACGACTGAGCCGGGCTTAAGTGACAATGTATCCTTTTCAAGAAAAATATTAATTGGGGAACAAACCATGATAACTGAACAGATAGCAGTCATTATAATTTTACTTTAATTAGCAATCGGTTAGCTTAATTATAGCCCCAAAAAGTAAATTCTCATCAACACATAAGCAAATGACTGACAGGTGCCGCTAACACCCACCAGCCGCCCATTTACCACAAATAAAAAACCTTCAGGACTGAAGGACTCTGTAACAACCAAACTGATAGTCTGCCAGACCCGCCATAACCAGCTGGGTCAGTATTAACTGGCAGCGTTCGCGTGAAAGGTAAGTATTCTGCGCAATCTCCCCGACTGTCGCCGGGTCGGTGACGCTTAATTCATTAAACACCACTCTGGCGGTTTCTGTCATATCCTGCTGTTTTAGCATGTCTTTTTCCCTTTTCCGGTTAACGTGACACACCAATAACTCTTGTCGAAAAAGCCAGCAAGCTGAAAGACAGGTATTCACCGCCACCAGCGCGTTTACTGTACTGACGCGATTTCAGTCATAAAAAACCCGCCAGGCGGCGGGGTGTAAAAAATCTTCTAACGTCAGGCATAAAACGCCCATCGTTAGGGCAAATTTACCACAGATTCGGGAAAAATCAACAAAGCTATCTGGTCACCTTTTTCAGTTGTTGTTCTGCCCATGCTTCTTCAATATCAAACTGCACCACCAGCGTATCGTAAAAACGTTTAACTGTTTTTTTCCATGTATCAAGAGATATGGCATCGGTTACATTACATATGGCATTAAATGCCTCCGTTGAAGGTAATCTTTCATAGCCACGCCCACCACAACGCTGACAGTTTCTGAAAACCGGCACACCCTGTTTTTCAGACTCTTCACGATGAATGGCGACACCACGCCCACGGCAATCCTTACAGGCGGTGGAAACCTCACCCTTTCCGCCACACTCCGGACAGGCAACTTTTACCACCTCCCTGACTTTTTTCCATTCCTCCCAGTAAGACGGATACACGCCTTTCGTACACTTTGCCCATACCGGCGGCTTACCATCCGGATACTGGACCTTGTTTGTAAAAACTACGCTTTCAATAAATTTTTCCCCATAGCAACAAGGGCACTGCTTTTTACTCGCTGCGCTGCGGGCATAATCCTCAAAAGCGTACGAAGCCATAATGCGCATCACTACCGGTTTTATTTCTGCCGGAAGTTTTCTCAACGCCGCCACACGATCGCACCGACTGAGTGCATAATCTGCCAGTAATTCTGTTGCCCGCGCCCTGTCATTCATACTGATGCCCATTTTCCCCAGGAACGCAGAAAAACCCATCTCAGCCCGATTCTGTGTCATGCCCTGCGCGGCCATCACATCAGTGATACTCAGCGCATCTTTTGACGTTGAGGCCGATACATCGGTCAGGCCAGGGGATTTTGGGGAGTAGTATTTCGGTAAATCTTCCAGTTTCATTTTTTGACCTGCTCTTCATGCATTATGGGGTAAATCTTCACCCCCAGACGTCCACCAGATACTGGCTGACCACGAACGATATTGATTTCATCAAACTGCTCATCGTCCATTAACACTCCCGCATGCGTCAGCGCATCCAGCGGTGCTTTCAGGATATTGTCCAGGTCGCGACGACGCTTATCCGGTGGCTCTGCAATCACCTTTATCGCCAGCCTTCCGGACAGGCTTAATTTCAGCCGCTGCTGGCGAACAATAAGCGCCACATCACGGCGATAACGCTCACCGACTTTTGATACAAAATATGTGCTGCCACGGCGTCGCCAGTAAGTGTTCACCGTCGGCGGGTAAGGTAAAACCAAATCTATGAGCATCAGTCACCTCTTTTACCCAAGCACGCCAGTTGCAAAGGCGTGATCAAGAAAACGAAAAATTAAATCAACCTGAGAACCATGCTTTTGTTCGAACGCCAGCGGATCCGCATGAAGATCGTTGTGATGCTCCCGACACAGCGGTAGCGTGAAAATATCGTGAGATTTTGTCCCCATTCCGCCCTGACCATGACCAATCAGGTGATGGGGATCGTCGGCTGGCTTACCACAACACGCACACGGCTGTGTCTTCACCCAGCGTGTGTATTTCTCGTTAACCCAGCGGCGACGTTTAGGTCGTTTCATGAAAGATTCCGGAGACTCAGGATCAACGGCAATGCTGACCACCGTCTTTTCCTGTGGTGGGTTCTGTTGCTGGTGGGCGTGAGGCAGCGGCGCAATATTTTTTGTGCGCTGTTTCAGTATGCTGGTGGCGGTCTGCTCTCCCGGTACGATGTCGCTTTCACGGTACATTGAGCGGATTTTTTCCGCACGCAACCCCAGCGAACGACGTAATACCGCTTCCGGTAGCGCGTCCGCCACCTGATTGCGGACCGCCCACCAGGATAATTCAGCCAGCGATAATTCCCGTTCCTGCGAGCCATTCATTGCATGGCGTATGACGTCAATCATCCATGCAGACAGGTTTTGGTGAGCAAGTTGCCCGAGTGATTCGGAGGTCTGGTCGCGCAGCTGGTTGTCGCAGTGCCAGCACAACACCATTGCGCCGGTACCATAACGGTGAATGACGGTTTCACTGTGGTGATAATCGCCGTGTGGCCACTGGCAGGATTTAACATGGCGCAGTAACCAGTCAGACAATGCGCCAGCACCACCAGCAGCACGAATCACTCGTTCGTCGCTGAAAAATGGCAGTAATGATTTATCCTCCGCCAGCGGCTGGCGAACGGCAGGAACGACCCCGGACGGCAGATTACGCATGCTTTTCGGTTCCGGCTCCACCAGTAGCCGGGTATTGTGGAATACCGGCATGGATTCACGGCCCGGCTTAACGATCACCAGCCCGAGTTCCGGTACCAGAACAGGTCGAAGTAATACCCGCACGTTACCTCCAGATGCGTTGCTGGAATGTGCGGGACGGACGCGGTGGGCGCTCGGAGTACGGCAGCCTGACGTAGATTATCCAGTGACGATAATCGAGGCTGAGGGCTTTCTTAACCTCGTATCCACGCCTGCGGTAACACTGAATTATCCATTCAGCCTGCTCTTCAGTGCATGGAGGATGCTGGAACCAGTCTGATTTGAATGCGTGAAAACGCCGTCCGCACCTGCTAGCAAAGACGGCAGAATCATTAGAATTGTGTAATTTGGTATCGTGCGCCATCGGTTGTCTCTGCTGGCGCAGCAGGTGCCAGTTGTTCAAGCTGGCGTGCGAATTGTAAACCAGAATGCCAGGAAAAAACAAAACCCGCCGAAGCGGGTTAAGTGCGGGTGCGTTGAGGATGCCTGACACATCAGAGGTGGCGAGGGATTTCTCCCCCGCCTGGTCTCTTACTCCTCAGGTTCGTAAGCTGTGAAGACAGCGACCTCCGTCTGGCCGGTTCGGATTCGTACCTCGCAGAGGTCTTTCCTCGTTACCAGTGCCGTCACTATGACGGTTAAACAGATGACGATCAGGGCGATTAGCATCGCCTTTTGCTGCTTCATAGCCTGCTTCTCCTTGCCTTTCGGCACGTAAGAGGCTAACCTACGTTTGTGAAGCATAGATTGGGCCTCAGATTAATGTTAAACGTCTTGCAGGACGCGTAATGTTAACTGGGGCTTTTCTCTATCTGCCGTTGGTGTTCATGCCCGAGGCAGATAGCCTCAAGCACCCGCAGCAATTCTACTTAACTCACGTCACCTCGCCAATATAAAATCAATCAGAGAGGTGATTCATAAGAACGATAACAAGACAATAAATTGCCATTACTGCCGCAATAGCCAGCGCACATTTCAGAACCAGCACGATGACCTCCCATATTTGACGTACACGCGCATGGTTCAATATGTAGCAACCTATTTCTTGCTTCAATATAAAATCAGGTATTGTTGTATAACTATTTAACTAATTCCCTATCCCCACATCTCAGGCGCTCAACGTCTGTGTTCGGGGCGTTTTTTAATACCTTACCCCCAGCGGCAAATCGAATACACCACCAGCGCCACCGCCATCGCAATTCCTACCGTTGTTAATGCTTCAGGCCTGGTCATCGTAAAATATCCTCCACGCTTATCAGTCCGTTCCGCTCCAGATAACTCATCGCCTTATCCGGTAATTTGCAGTCTGGCTTCGCTTTCCTCAGTTGCCAGGTTAACTGCTTTACCAGCATGGTTAACTCATCGACCAGACGCTGATATCCCACTGGTTTGTATTCATGCAATTTACCGGCTGGCTCTGCTGCCAGCGATACCAGTGCGATTTCCAGAACAGCAATATCCATCTTATATGTGCGGATGATGTCATGGTCGATTGTGCCCGGTATGCACAGTCTCTGTGCTTCAATAGTCTCCTCTGCGTGAGCTATTAACTGCTCTCTGGTAAAAGTCGTTATGCCGTAGCCCCTTCTTGATATTTTTCAAACCAGAACACAACCGGCTCTGCTTCCAGCGATGCCAGCGCAATCCGCGCCAGTTCTTCCGCTTCTTCTGCTGGCAGTACCACGTTGCTATCAGGTCCGTATGTTTCGCGCCACTGCTTGATTGTCAGTAGTCGCTCTTTGGTAATAGTGATCATGCCGCGTTTCCTTCTTTCTTATTAACAATTACACCGTCATATATTTCATTAAGGTGCCCTCTCAACTCCATGCGCCTTAATGCAGATAACATGTAATCGCATTCAACCTGCTTATTTCCAGTAAATGGCTTATCGTCAGGATTACCCCAACAGCAATTACCCTTGGGCCACCCATGCACTTTCCGTACTCTTCCGTTAACAACGTGAAGTAATCCCCAGCCAGGTGGTAAATCCTCAATTGAAATAATTCCCGGCTCACTAATAAAGAATCGCCAGTCGCCCATTCCAAGAGACGGATTTTTACGAAAACGCTTTTTTCTATCTGCCAACAAGTCAGCACGAGAACACTTCGCCTCTATCAGGCATGATGCTGAATTTCTGAATCCCATAGCATCTGGCTGTTCTCCGGTACTGGTTACAGCTATAAAGCGGTCATGAAAACAAACCTTGAACCCGTTGCGCTTAAGGAACTTGTACGCAATCTGACAGAGTTCGCGGTGTGTTAACGCCATATCACTCTCCTTTGATGCCAATGTTTACAGCCTGGCAAGCCTCTTTGAGCACCCAGTCAACAGCGTCTTTCCATGCTCCGGTTTCGACTGGCGGGTTCTCACGTTTTACCTGTTCATAAAAGCGCACGGCTTTAACCAGTCCTTCTGATGTCACCGGAACTGGCGGGGCCGTGAATAACGCCTGAATTTCATAGTTTGGTCTGTCGTTACAATCCTCTTTTGTCGGGACATATTTCCAGTCACCAACCCACTGCTTCCCCTGAAAGTCTGTAACGCCTTTTTTCACGTAGCGATATCGCCATGCCACTGGTTTTGCCTGCCCTACCTTTTCATGCCCTTCCTGATAATTAATCTCGCTCATTCATCGCCCCACTCATCACAATATGCTTCGACCGGTGTTTTCCCTGCTTCATAATCATCACGCCATGCTTCAGCATCAGCGGCACTTCCACCGCGTAACTCTGCATAATCCATTAACAGTTCATGCCATTCTTCAAAACTGGCGTTATATTTAGTTGAACCAAAATCAGCCATTTTGCTCTTCCTCTTCGTCTTTTATTTCGTGATATGAGTAATTGCAGTAGTTAAAGAAAATATCTTTTGCTTCGTCATGTATTTCATCAGGCGTCGCATCATCATCCACTTCGAATTCATCCTCGAAATCTCCACCGGCTATTCCCGTTTCAATAATTATTTTAAACTTTCGCATTTAACTACCGCCCTTTCGGGCGGCCTCCTGATGTTCTGAGGGTGCAGAAATCCCTCCGGTTAAGGATTAAATTTTTAACAGAGCTAAATTTAATTATTCAGTTCTGGATTTTGTCGCCCTGCGTATCCGCGCTTTCGCGTTACGCTCAATCTGAATTAGCTTTTCTATATTTTTTCGCCTTTCCCGCTCCTCCTGACGCAAGAGCCTTACATCATCTGCCAGTCTGGTTTCTCTTTTCGCCACAGAGAGCATCCAGTCAAATGGATCCACAACTGCACCGCAGATTTTACAGCGGACCTGACGCTCTTTTTCGTCAACCCGGACAGAGGCGTGATGACAATATGGTCTTTCCGATGGCTCATAAAGAAAATTAACCTGATTACGAGGGTCATCCTCTTTTACCGGAAATAAAACGATATTGCTTAACTCATCCTCTGGTTTTATTTCCATGCTCCTCTCCTTTGATGCGAATGCCAGCGACGCGTAATGCGTGTTCTAAGTCAATCAGGTAAAGCCAACTGCCATTTTCTTTAGGTATCATGACATGTCGCTCATCTGCATTTATCGGGTGTCCATATCGAAGGTCGTAGCGAGTCGGTAATTGAACTTCCCGCGCTTCCAGTTCAGCAATACGCTTGCTCCCATCAGAGATAACGCCTTCGTAATACTCACGCTGCTCGTTGAGTTGTGATTTTGCTTCTTCCAGTCCATCCAGCAAATCAGCGATAATATCCGCTTCCCGATGACGGATGTGACGCTTAAACGCAGCAAGAGCCGCATCACAATCCCGTTCAGCATTTGGGCTGTCCGGGATAGCCTGATACCACGCCAGCGTCGACTGATAGTTTTGTGCTGCCTCACGAAGCGCCTCATAGTTAACCTCTCTCATTGAGCCACCTCCTGATAAATCACCGCATGCCCCAGTTTCTCCGCCAGTGCCAGCTCTGCCTTAGCGCCCGCTGACCGCTGCCAGCCATTCAGCATGTAAATCGCATCCACACAACGAATCATTGCCATGCAAATATCCATGTAGTGCGGCTGTGTCAGCCCGTCCGGAAGTACTGCCGGGTTTAAGACGGTATGCCCTTCCCGTTTCAGTTCCTCTTCCACCTTGTGAAATGCCTCACGGTTGAAATTTTCATATCCCGTCATTGGACCGGCGATATAAATCCTCACCCTCACTCCTGAACCCTCCTGTCGAAATAAACGTAGTTATTCACTGCGCCCAACTTCATCCCAAACTTTTCGGCAATTTCCCGTCGGGGTACGCCACGCTGATGCAGTTGCCGCGCCAGCTCAATATCACGCTGTGAATATTTTGCCGACGGGTGAAAATCACCCCGTAAAATCATGCTGATACCCAGTTCCCGCGCTTTCGTCCTGACGGCTGACTCACTACGACCAATCAGATAACCGATGCTTTCGACTCTCATCGTTCCCGCACACTGCCGGAGTATCAGGATTTCAGCCCAGCACCACTTCTTCCAGCCACTCACCGCTGCTGCTCTCTGGTGGCGGTAATATCCCGGAGAATATCCCTGTGTTTGTTCAGTTCCCGCAGCGCAGCACAGACTCGCTCCCACTTCTGGACATCACTTTTCGCCCGGCGCAGCTCGCGGTTAGCCACATGCAGCGATGGTAGAATCAGGTCATCTGCTTTCATTTCGGTGATCGATGGCTGTAACCTCACAATGTCTTCCACGATTTCTGTTTTCATTTCTTCCTGTGCCATCATTTCCTGTACTGGTAACGCAACACCTGCTGGCTGAGGAAAGGCTTTACCATCGGTTTCCGCTACGGATGCAGCTTCCGGCTCTGCCGGTAAATCAGCGCCCGGTATGCAGTAACGAAATTTACCACCCTGATTCACGCGAATCAGACGCCCTTTGCTGATTGCCATGGCCAGCGATGAATTCGCCCGGCGGGAGGTAATCCCGAACATCAGTGCCAGCTCATCCGCCGTTTGTGGGCCATGTTGTTCAATCGCCTCAGTCAGCATTTGCGCTGTCACTTTCGGTACCGGTGACACTGATTCACTTTCACCAGCCTGAATCAGCCACCACATCGAACCCTTGTTATCCGCTTCACCGCGGCGCTTCAGTTTCCACAGTTCGTCGACCGCATCTTCACGGCTGATTCCAAGGCGGGCCGCCACTACCTGTGAAGAGGCTCTTTTCAGTGCTTTCAGTGCGTCAAATACGGTTTCCATTAATATTTCCTCCGACAAAATCGTTTCTCAGATTCAAATAAAACCAGCTGCCTTCCGGCGTTCGTATTCCTGTTTCAGCCGTTCAATTGGCGTTGGCCCTTGCGGGTGTTTCGCCCCTTCCAGTTGTCGTCGCACTGGCGGAACACTCATCCCGTTACCAACATGCTTTGCCCATTTCGTCAGTTGCCGTTCCGCAAGTCGTTTTAACTCACCCTGCGTCATCTGGCGCTCAATCCCTCTGGTACGCATTTCGAGGCAGATGTGGTACAGCACAGGCTGTGGCCACGGGTATTTATCACTCCCGTCGTATCGCCAGGATTCATTGCGCCAGCGCCGGTACTCTTCCATCACTGCATCCACCGTAAGACCAAATGGATTTGCCCCACTCTCCGAAATCAGTGCAACAAACTCAGCCAGGTCCGGGGGCCACGTTTCACCCGCCCGGCAGCGGTCCATGCACTGACGGCAGACCAGCCGGATTTGCTGTTCAGTCATCGCGCCAATCTGGGCAATCCAGAGCTTCGAAGGTGCGGCCCCGTTCTTCTGTGTCCAGCGGTTCGAATACGCCTCCCCCATAAGCTCCCACAGCTTCCAGGCCGTTTCCGTTGCTGATAAATCCGTTGTCACGTTCCCACTGTTCGCGTGCTGCCCGGATTTCCTGAACTGCCCGTGATGCCGTGCCACCTGATGCTGCATGGCTTACCCCCTTGCTGACTGGTTTTACCTGTGCCCTGACGTGCTGCACGTGGCGGGCAAATTTCTGCTCCCACTGAACCTGCGTGAAAACCTTCCCCTCCGCCATCCAGTAATCCCGGAATGCGGCAAGCTCTGCAGGTGTAAATTCCGGCTCAGGCAGAGCCATACCCCACACTGCTGCCCGTTGTCGAAAATCCGACGACGGCTGCCAGACAGTAGTCATCGAAAATTTCCCGATCGGTTCGCTCAGGCCGTCCAGGTATTCAGGTTCGGCTGTCTGCAACGGCGCACCATGCGACTCACCGGTTGGAGCACTCTCGCGCATACGCGCGTTATGTGTGGGGTTTAATTCTGTATCTGTATCTTTATCTGTCGTGACTTGTCGTGACAGATGCGTGACACGTCGTGACTCATCGTGACAATCAGCATCATATTTCCGCAGCTTTTCGCGCTCCCGCTGCGCTCTCTTGCGCTCTGCCGGGGATTTTGCCGTTTGCGAAACGTTACCATTGTCCTCTTTCAGCACCTGACGTTTTTCCCATCCGGAAATAAGGTCACCATCCAGAACCCGCCCCTGCATTGCATGCAAAATTGAATCAATTACGTCTTCCGTCACATCAAGCGCACTTGCTAAATCTTCCGTCGTGACATCAATGTGACCACGTAGTGACACGCCGTGACATGTCGTGACATTTCGTGACGCGCTCACCAGAAGGTGGATATACACTGCCATCACTGTTGCGATTGGCTGTCCTGATACCCTGGCAATTGTTCGCCACTTAGGGTCATTTGGCATGTCATGCCATAATCTGAGCCAGGCGTTAGCCATACTCACCTCTTCTGATACCGAATCTTTTTACTCACGAGTTGCCGGAAGCGATTCGATATGGCTATTGTCAGTCAATGTACTGCCACAGCATTTCCTGCCGGGCCACCACGGTTCATCTGATTGAAACCGGCGATTGCCACTGCGACAAAATCATCAGCGTCTCTCACCAGTCGCTCCCGCGTCTCCACCAGCTCCCGAAAATAAGCGGAACTGTGGCTGCGCATTCTGGCCACCAGCAAAGGTGGCATTGCCTTTTCGATCGCTGGTAACAACGCCTGAATTTTTTCAACTGCATCAGGGGTGTCTTTCTCTACCCAGCGGAAAATTTTCTGGGTATTGCGAGCCAGGGCTTCCGGATGGCTGTCGTCATACAGTTCCGGGAACGTCATTCCCAGCTCGAAATAAGTCCGGGCTATTTCAGCTGCTGGAACTTTCTCACCGTCTGGATACGCCCAGGCATTCATTGCCATGCGGATGTGTTCATGCTTGATTTTCATGAATCAGCTCCGGTGCATTTGATGTGTTAACCTTGAATCCAACAGGTAAACCGTCGGTTGGGTTAGGATAAATATCAGGGCGAATTTCATGCGGGGTAACTTCCCACTTCATTAGCTGACATAACGGAATTACCTGCTTTGGGGGAACGTCAAAGCTAAACCATTGCCAAACAGTCTGTTGAGCGACCCCCATATAACGACCTATTTCAGCTTGAGTGTATTTCTGCCTAATTTTTTCGCGAGTGCTATCTAGCATTTTGCTCTCCTCTAAAAAACTATAAGCAAAGCCTACAATAAAAAACTGTACACAATCAACAGTTTTTTATTGTGATGCTTTTAACAGTATTTACCTGTAAAATTGAATAATGATGAACGCCCTAGAAGTATCTATGTACAGAATCAGCAAGCTTCTTCAGGAAACTGGATGGAGCCAGGCTGAGCTTGCCCGTAGAATTGGTGTGACACAACAAACTGTTCAACAATGGGTCAGCGGTAAGGCTACACCTAAAGCCTCAAGTTTGGATAAACTGGTTGAGGTTACAGGGCATCCATTGCATTGGTTTTTATTGCCTCCTGAAGAGGGGGAGCAAATTTTCACCCCTGACACGATGAAAATTGGTCCTCGTCAACGCGAACTGCTCCAGGCTTTTAGTGCGTTTCCAGAGGAAGACCAAGAAAAAATGCTTCAAGAAATCAAAGACAAGAAAAAATCAATGGAAGAAACCATTGCCCGGTGGTTGGCGGCACAAAAAAGCCGCCGGGCGTGACCACAGTACAAGAAGAGGAGTTATGCCATGAGTACAGCCCTTTCTCCGATAGTTTCAGAATTCGAAACTACCGAACAAGAAAACAGTTACAACGAATGGTTACGCGCTAAAGTGGCGTCAAGCCTTGCAGACCCTCGTCCCTCAATTCCACATGATGAGGTAATGGCTGAAATGGAGAATCTTATTGCTCAAATTGCTGTAACTAACAGGAGCGAGTAATGTTACCCATTTTGTGGCTACCATCTGCTCGCGATGATTTGCGTCAGATCGTAGCCTATATTGCTAAGGAAAATATTCCTGCAGCACGCAGACTAAAAATACGGATTGAAACGTCTGTTTTAGCCCTCTCTGAGCATCCATATCTATATCCGCCAAGTGATCGAGTATCCGGTTTGCGGGAAATTGTGGTTCACCCTAATTATATCGTTTTGTACCGAGTAGCAACTTCAAGCATTGAAATTGCAAATATTGTGCATGCCCGCCGACAATTTCCCTTCCCTATCTGAACTGAACAATTTTCACACTCCCTCATTCGAGGGAGTTTTTTTGCCCAACACAACAATTAAAAACTGTTGACACAAAACAGTTTTTAATTGTAGATTATTTCCACTACCCACCCCGCCCCACAGAACGCAGGGCAATACTTCGAGTTACCCGGCAGTGGTCAGGGGTTAAGTAGCCAGCCCGAGGCGTATGAACATGACGGCGGGAACACTTTGTATAACAGCGCAGCAGGTTTTTGTTCCGCTCCCCCGGCGTTAAGGGGAAATGAGGTCAGCATGGATACTATCGAGCTTGGCAACAACGAATCTCTGGTATGTGGCGTGTTCCCCAACCAGGACGGTACGTTTACCGCGATGACGTATACCAGAAGCAAAACGTTTAAAACTGAAGCTGGCGCGCGTCGCTGGTTAACCAGAAACACTGACTGATGAGGTTGACGATGGAATTTAAAGATTTACCTCCTTCAATCCAGGAGATTGCAGCACACACACTTCGTCATCGTCTGAACGAACTTGAATTGGAATCGGTAACAAAAAAAGACACTGATAATATGGCTCGTAATGTGCGCGATGCGTTTACTGGGCTGTTTTCAGATACAGCTTTAAATATCCATGGCACAGAGGATACAGCAAAACAATTTGCAGAAAAAGAAGTGGAAGATCCCAGTTCAAAGAGCCAGAAACAGCCAAACAACCATGAAATTAACGAACTGCTTCTGGCAACAGGCTTCATAAATATTAACGAATATGAACGCCGTAAAAAAATGTTATCTGATTAATCCATCAAGATATCTTTTTAGCATCAGCGTTTCTACGTTATTAAAACCATCAGATTTTAACATAGCTTCGATTCGCTGATTTAAATTGCCAACTAACTGTTGATACTGAGTAGATGGAAGCATGTGTACCAGCTCCTTGAGAACACAATAACATGCACCAAGTTTTAACTCCTGCTCTGACATTTTATCCTCCATTGAGGTTACTGGTTGAGAATGGAGACCTCTCGTGACAGCGTGTGGTCGTGCGCCGGACACGGATAAGAATCCGGCACTGACAGTTTACTGAAAGGATATTTCCCTGAAAAGTCAGACCATAACGCGAAAGCGCACGGCGAGGTAGCTGGTTCATAGATAGCCTGTCGTTAAATTTTCGTCGACCGTGCGCTTCCGGTTGTGGCAATCCGCGAAATGGCGCGGCGGTAAGTATGGCTGGGGTTTCCTCCATTGCTCCAGAAAATGCACCGGGTTGTCAGGTTGACCATACGCTTAAGTGACAACCCCGCTACAACGCCCTCTGTTATCAATTTTCTGGTGACATTTGGCGGTATCAGTTTTACTCCGTAACTGCTCTGCCGCCCTTTTTAAAGTGAATTTTGTGATGCGGTGAATGCGGCTCAGCGCACGCGGAACAGTTAAAACAAGCGGTCTTTTACGGGCGTAACGGGAATGCTCTGTATCCGGCGTTAATTGTTAACTGGTTAACGTCACCTGGAGGCACCAGGCACCGCATCACAAAATTCATTGTTGAGGACGCGATAATGGAAACGTTATTACCAAACGTTAATACGTCTGAAGGTTGTTTTGATATTGGTGTTCTGCTCAGTAACCGGGAGTTTACGGAAGATGCCATTAAGATGAGAAAATATGAACCTTATCTTCTCAATGATAATTCCATACTTTCCAGAATTGCCCTTCTTGAACTTGGTATTATCGGAGAACAGCAGTGACTTCAGCATTTGCACTGGTGATGACCGTTTTTCTTATAACGGGTGAGCCACAAAATGTGATTACCGGAATTTATGACAGTAAGTCATCCTGCATTCAGGTAAGGGACGAACAAAAAATCCCCGGTGAATGCCTCCCGTTAAAAAAAGTATCGCTGAACCTGAATAACGAAATACCGGCTGGATAACCCGCCAGCCATATTAACGCCATACCAACGGATTAAAAATGCCAGCAATGGCAGGGATTCGTTCACCCTGAAATCTGTAATGAGGTTAAAACACAATGAGTAAAATCTTTATTTGCGCTGCTATTCCTGACGAACAGGCCATAAAAGAAGATAGCGCTGTTGCGGTGGCCACTGCCATTGAAGCCGGTGATGAACGTCGCGCCCGCGCAAAATTTCACTGGCAATTCCTGGAACATTATCCGGCTGCTCAGGACTGCGCTTATAAATTTCTTGTTTGCGAGGATAAACCCGGTATACCCCGCCCTGCCCTCGATTCCTGGGATGCTGAATATATGCAGGAAAACCGCTGGGATGAGGAATCCGCTTCCTTTATTCCGGTCGAACCAGAATCCGATCCGATGAACGTCAATTTTGACAAGCTGTCCCTTGAAGTACAGAACGCGGTCCTGGTTAAGTTCGGTACATGTGAAAACATCACCGTTGATATGGCGATTGACGCGCAGGAATTACTGCAGGAAGACGTTGCTACCTTTGACGGGCATATCGTTGAAGCACTGATGAAAACGCCTGAAATTAACGCTATGTATCCGGAACGCAAACTGTTCGCTATCGGATGGGTTAAACACAAATGTAATCCGGGTGCCAAATGGCCAGAAATTCAGGCTGAATTACGTAACTGGAAAAAACGTCAGGACGCAGAGCGCAAAGAGACTGGAAAATACACGTCTGTTGTTGATCTCGCCCGCGCCAGAGTCAATCAACAGCACACTGAAAACTCAGCAGGAAAAATCAACCCAGTCACTGCCGCCATTTGTCGCGAATACAAGCAGACATGGAAAACGCTGGATGAAGAACTGGCCTACGCTCTCTGGCCTGGCGATATTGATACCGGAAACATTGACGGCAGCATCCATCGCTGGGCAAAAAATGAAGTTATCGACAAAGATCGCGAAGACTGGAAGCGCATTTCCGCATCAATGCGCAAACAACCCGATGCCGTTCGCTACGACCGTCAGACTATTTTTGGCCTTGTCCGTGAGCGTCCAATCGACATTCACAAAGATCCCGTAGCACTGAACAAATACATCACTGAATACCTGACTACCAAGGGCGTGTTTGAAGATGACGAAGGAACAAATCAGGGCACAGCTGGTACTCTCCCGTCACCAGTACCAGAAACTGATGCAGTGGAAACGGCAATGCCGGACAACGAAAAAACCGAATGCGAAGTGGAAGACGAACCATCTGTAGAGCGTGAGGGACCGTTCTACTTCCTTTTCACCGATAAGGACGGCGAAAAATACGGTCGCGCAAACAAACTTTCTGGTCTGGAAAAAGCACTGGCCCTGGGAGCTACGGAAATCACAAAAGAGGAATACTTCGCACGTAAAAACGGCACGTACTCAGGTTCACAACAAAATACTGGTGCATCTGACACGATCGCACAACCAGAGCCGGTAAAAGTTACCGCTGACGAAGTAAACAAAATTATGCAGGCAGCCAATATCAGCCAGCCTGACGCCAATAAGTTGCTTGCTGTATCACGTGGTGAATTTGTTGCAGGGATTAGCGACCCGAATGATCCGAAATGGGTGAAGGGGATTGAAACCCGCGATTCAGTGAATCAGAACCAGCAAGAAACGGAACAGAACGGCCAGAAAGCGGAACAAAACAGCCCAAATGCGTTACAAAACGAGCCAGAAACGAAACATCCTGAACCAGTGGCGCAACAGGAAGTGGAAAAAGTCTGCACCGCCTGCGGTCAGACCGGCGGCGGCAACTACCCTGATTGTGGCGCGGTGATGGGCGACGCAACATACCAGGAAACATTCGATGAAGAGTATCAGGTTGAAGTTCAGGAAGATGATCCGGAGGAAATGGAAGGCGCTGAACATCCACACAAGGAGAACACTGGCGGCAATCAGCATCACGATAGCGATAATGAAACTGGCGAGACGGCAGATCACTCAATTAAGGTGAACGGTCATCAAGAAATCACATCCACCAGCAGGACGTGTGACCATCTAATGATCGACCTTGAAACCATGGGAAAAAATCCTGATGCCCCGATCATCTCAATAGGTGCAATATTTTTCGATCCGCAAACCGGAGATATGGGACCGGAATTTAGTAAGACTATCGATCTGGAAACTGCTGGCGGGGTCATTGATCGGGACACCATTAAATGGTGGCTTAAGCAATCACGCGAAGCGCAATCTGCCATTATGACCGATGAAATCCCGTTAGATGATGCACTGTTACAATTGCGGGAATTTATCGACGAAAACTCCGGTGAATTTTTTGTTCAGGTCTGGGGAAATGGAGCCAACTTCGACAACACGATTTTGCGCCGTTCATACGAACGGCAGGGGATCCCCTGCCCGTGGCGTTACTACAACGATCGCGATGTACGCACAATCGTTGAGCTGGGGAAGGCCATAGACTTCGATGCCAGAACGGCTATTCCATTCGAAGGTGAGCGCCATAATGCACTTGATGACGCCCGTTACCAGGCAAAATACGTTTCAGCTATCTGGCAAAAACTGATCCCGAGTCAGGCTGATTTTTAATGTTCAACCCTAATTGCCGCTAACCGTATATAGTTAGCGGCGGTTATGAGATATAGCTATGAGTAGCTTATTTTTAACCGAAGATGAATTGCTAATATTAACGGGCTGCAAATATGCAAGTCACCAGCGAAAATGGTTAACGGAAAACGGGCTTCCGTTCTATACCAATCGTAGTGGCAAACCGATTGTCAGCCGGGATCTATTTACCTGCAATAAAACTTTACCACCACGCGAGGTAGAGCCGAATTTTGGTGCAATCTGATGGGAAGACGAAGGAAAAATCCTGAACACGAAAAACTACCTCCAAATGTATATCCAAATAAATATAGTTATGTATGGAAACCAACATCCAGAGAATCTGTCACACTAACCGCCATCAAGGATGGTTTAGCTGCTTTATGGAAAAGGTATGAGGAAACTGTAAATAATCGCGATCGCGCAATGACATTCGGTCGCTTGTGGGAAAAATTCCTCGCCAGCGCCTATTACAGTGACCTCAGTCCAAGAACACAAAAAGATTATCTGCAACATCAAAAAAAGTTGCTTGCCGTATTCGGTAAGGTGCCGGCAGATTCCATAAAACCAGAACACATCCGTCGATACATGGACCAGAGAGGGGGGCAGAGTAAAACGCAAGCCAACCATGAAAAAAGCAGTATGTCCCGCGTTTACAGTTGGGGATATGAGCGAGGGTACGTGAAGGCTAACCCATGTGCAGGTGTAAGTAAATTCAAGGCCAAAAACCGCGAACGATATGTAACCGACAAAGAATACCAGGCAGTATTAAGCGTTGCACCTCTTCCTGTTTTTATCGCAATGGAAATTGCCTATCTGTGTGCAGCGAGGGTTTCCGATGTGTTATCGCTGAAATGGGAGCAGATTGGAAACGACGGGATCTTTATCCAGCAAGGGAAAACAGGGAAAAAACAGATAAAAGCATGGAGTCCACGATTACAGGCGGCGATCGAAAAAGCAAAACAGTTACCAACATCCGCCTATGTAATCAGCAATCAATACGGCAACCGATATATGTACAAAGGCTTTAACGAAATGTGGGTAGAAGCAAGAAATCGCGCAGGCAAAATTTCAGGTATTTTAACCGACTTCACCTTTCATGATCTGAAGGCGAAAGGAATTTCAGACTATGAAGGAAGCAGCCGGGATAAGCAACTTTTCTCTGGTCACAAAACCGAAGGGCAAGTGCTAATCTATGACAGGAAGGTTAAAGTTTCACCAACACTTGATGTCCCGTTACCTGAAAATATTCCAAGAAAATATTCCAAGTAATTCCAAGTGTGATTTTTGTCACTGACTTAATGATGTGTAAGTGATTGAATTTTGGCGGAGAGAGGGGGATTTGAACCCCCGGTGGAGTTGCCCCCACTCCGGTTTTCGAGACCGGTCCGTTCAGCCGCTCCGGCATCTCTCCGTTCAGATGGTTGCCATGATGCCAGGAAATTTGGCATTTTAACAGTCCCTGTCCGTGCAATTTTGTTCAAGTGACGAGTTTGCGAGCAAAACGATGATTAAGTGGCCCTGGAAAGTACAAGAATCAGCACATCAAACTGCCCTTCCCTGGCAGGAAGCACTATCGATCCCCCTTTTAACGTGTCTGACAGAACAGGAACAAAGCAAATTGGTCGCTCTTGCCGAACGTTTTTTACAGCAAAAACGGCTTGTTCCTTTACAGGGCTTTGAGCTGAATTCATTAAGAAGCTGCCGGATAGCACTTCTATTTTGCCTGCCCGTTCTGGAGTTAGGACTGGAATGGCTGGATGGTTTTCATGAAGTCTTAATTTATCCTGCGCCATTTGTGGTCGATGATGAATGGGAAGACGATATCGGTCTGGTGCATAACCAACGTATTGTTCAGTCAGGTCAGAGCTGGCAGCAAGGGCCTATCGTTTTGAACTGGTTGGATATACAAGATTCTTTTGATGCTTCTGGTTTTAACCTGATTATTCATGAAGTCGCTCATAAGCTGGACACCCGTAACGGCGATCGCGCCAGCGGAGTTCCCTTTATTTCGTTGCGTGAGGTTGCTGGCTGGGAACACGATCTTCATGCTGCAATGAACAACATTCAGGAAGAAATCGAATTAGTTGGTGAGAATGCGGCGAGCATTGATGCTTATGCTGCCAGTGATCCTGCTGAATGTTTTGCCGTACTTTCTGAATATTTCTTTAGCGCCCCAGAACTTTTTGCTCCTCGTTTCCCTTCATTGTGGCAACGTTTCTGTCAATTTTATCAACAAGATCCTTTGCAGAGACTGCATCACGCTAATGATACAAACTCGTTTTCGGCGACGAATGTTCATTAA